GCATATTTACTCTCCCTATTACCCGGCCTGCCGTTGACCTTCTCGCCCTCCTCCTCCGCCGCGCCTTCGGTGATGTACGGGATGGCGGTCGTCACCGGCTCGCCCTCGTCGTCGAACCAGCCCGGCACCGTGACCTGGGTCAGCTTCATGTGCAGGGGCTCGGCGAGGGTCGTGTCCTTGGCCTTCCGCATCGTGATCGTCCCCGGGCGGTCGCCCTTCCCTGGGGTCACGCTGATCTCGATGTCCATCGCCGCCCGCCAGGCGCTGCTACCGCGCGCCCGGTGCTGGGTCTCGTCGCTGTTGCCCGTGTGGTGCACGAGCACGACCAGGCACCCAAAGAGCTCCACCAGCTTGCTCGCGGCGTCGATGAAGGCCTTCGTGTCCTGGGCGCTGTTCTCGTCCCCGGCCATGTGCCGGTTGACGGTGTCGAGGACGATGGCCGACGGGTTGGCATTCTTCGCCCGGATCGTATCGACCACCCGCTTGAAGCCCGCGGGGGTGTTGATGTCGACGCCGTGCTGGGTGATCAGGATCCGGCTGCTGTCCTGCCGGTGGTAGGTCTTCCAGCCCCGGAGCCGTGCCCGCAGGCCGTAGTGGCCCTCGCCCGCGAGGAAGACCACGTCCCCGTCGCCCACCTTCCCGCCGTTCCATTCCTTCATCCCGGTACAGATGTGCATCATCCAGTCGAGGACCAGGAAGGACTTCCCCGCCCCGCTCGGGCCGTGGACCATGGCCAGGCCCCGGTCGGGCAGCCAAGGGCGCACGAGCCACCGGATCGGCGCCGGCTGCTGGTCGATGTCGTCGCCCCAGTCTGCCCAGTCGTTCTCGGGCTCCTGGTGCAGGAGCGCCTCCGCGGCCTGCGTGCCCAGGGCCATGTCCCCGGCGACGTCCCTCGCCGGCTCGTAGCGCGCCGCGCTCTTCGCGATCCGCCGGACCTCGGTCTCGGGCAGGGGCGGGTCGCAGCGGCGCTCGTTCATCGTCAGGAGCGACGCGAGGATCTCCTCCTCGCTGAACCCCGCGTTGCGCATCGTCCCGCCCGCGCTGAGGAGGCCCTCGTTCCTGCCGCCCTGGAGGATCGTGTCCGGCGTGCGCTGCTGGGTCTCGGTGCGCCGGCCCTGGTAGGCGTCGAGCCACCGCTTGGGGACCTGGAAGGGCCCGACGCCGTCGTGCGGATCCGAGCTCCCCTCCCACTCATAGGAGCGCCCGTCGATCGTCGAGGGGCTGACCACGAAGTAGCGCCCGTCGCTGAGGAGGTCCACGCCCGTCGCCAGCTTGCAGGACCGCATGGCGTCCGTGTACTGCCCCAGGAAGTGGTAGCCGCCCCCTGCGGTCAGCTGGGTCGAGCCGTCCGGGTGCGGGCCGTTGGCCGCGACCCAGTCCTCCCAGCCTGCCTCGCCACCGTTCCGCGGGTCGACGTCGAAGACGAGCAGCCTCGAGGCCTTCCCCGCGGCGACGCCGATGTTCATCGACGGATCGCGCCCCCACCACTTGGTGATCTGCTCGGGGTCCGTGGTCGCGTCATGCACCCCGTGCGCCGTCGCCGGGATCTTGCTATTGGGCTGCAGCGGTAGGACCGGCCAGCCCCAGCTCGCGTACCGCAGCGCGGCCTCAAGCATCAGGTTTTGGGTCGTCATCTGCCCGCAGCTCCCCCTTTGTGCGCACCTGGATCTCGTACTGCCGCGCCATCGGCGGCCGCTCTCCCCATTTATAGACCACCTGCGGCCACACCCCGAGGGCGTCGGCCAGGCGCTTTACTCCGCCGTACCAGCGGACTGCCTCCTCTGTCTTCAACGTGTTTTCTCCTCAATGAGACGACAAGGGTTGACACCCTAATCCAAACGCGAGTAGCCTTGCAAGCATCCCCGACCGGCGCGGTGCCACCTGGGGCACAACGAGAGGAGCCAGCGATGGCCATCCAACTGAAATCCAGCGGCGATGTCGCCGTGCAGCAGGTGCGCCTGCTCGTCTACGGCCAAGCCGGGGCGGGCAAGACGTCACTGATACCAACCCTCCCCGCCCCCGTGATCCTGTCCGCCGAGGCGGGCCTGCTCTCGATCGCGGGGTCCAACCTGCCTTTTGTGGAGATCAACTCCGTGGAAACGCTGCGGGAGGCCTACCAATGGCTGACCGAGTCCAGCGAGGCCAACCAGTTCCAATCCGTCGCCCTGGACAGCATCAGCGAGATCGCTGAGGTGGTCCTGGCGAACGAGAAGGCCACGGCAAAAGACCCGCGTCAAGCCTATGGCGCGCTCCAGGATGTGATGGGTGGGATCATCCGAGCCTTTAGGGATCTTCCTGGGAAGTCTGTGTACTTCACCGCCAAGCTTGAAAAAAGTCAGGATGAGATGGGCCGGATCCTTTATTCGCCCTCGATGCCTGGCGCCAAGCTTGGCCAGCAGCTTCCTTACTTCTTCGACCTCGTGCTCCCCCTGCGCATCGAGAAGGACGCCGAGGGCAACACCGTCCGCTCCCTACAGTGCCAGTCCGATGGGCTCTGGACGGCCAAGGACCGCTCCGGCCGCCTCGATCCCTGGGAGCCCGCTGACCTGGGCCACATCATCCGCAAAATCCAAGGAGGTGCATCATGAGCTTCGACAACATGCCTTTCACTGTCCTGCCCGACGGTGCCGAGAGCGCGGTGGCTAGCAAGGAGTGCAAGCACTGCAAGAAGACCAAGCCGCGCGCTGCGTTCAGCAAGCACAGCACGACCGACGACGGGCTCCAGTCCTGGTGCAAAGCCTGTCACGCCGGGAGGCGCGCAGAGCTGCAGGCCCAGCGTGAGGCTGAGGAAAAGAAAGAGCGCGCCACCGCCAACCGTTCCGCTGCGCAGAAAAAGCGCTGGGAGAAGGTGAAGGCCGAGAAGCAGAAACCGAAGCCCAAGAAGAAGCTCGCCGACGAGGCCGTCACCGTCGAGGGCAAGCGCGTGCCGATCGAGCACAGCCGCGCCACCGACCCGGTCAATAACCCCGAGCATTACCGCACCGGCGGGATCGAGTGCATCGACGCGATGGTCCAGGTCTTCGGCGAGGAGGCCGTGCGCACCTACGCGAAGGTCAACGCCTTCAAGTACATCTGGCGCCACCAATACAAGGGCAAGCCCGAGGAGGACCTCGCCAAGGCCGCGTGGTACACGCGCTTCGCGAACGGGGACGATCCCCGTAAGGACGGTACCCAGTGACCGACGACGATCTGGACATCCGCCGCACTTACGCCGCCTTCGCCATGCAGGCCCTGGTCCGCCGGGTGCCGAGCGACGAGTGGTCCCTCTCTCCGCGTGACACGGCCTACCGGGTTTCAAAGACCGCCTTTGAGATCGCCCGGATGATGGTCATCGTGGGCAAGGAGACAGAGGAGGAGCTCAAGCGATGAGCGACATCGACAAGCTGTGCGCGGACTGGCTGCGCGCGAAGGAAGAAGAGGCCCTGGCGGTAGCCAAGCGCCGCGGGCTGGAGGATGAGCTCCACGAGCTCCTTTCCACCGCCTCGGGCAACGGCGACGCCTCGGGCACGCAGACCACGGCGCGTCACAAGATCCGCGTGACCGAGCGCCTGAACCGAAAGATCGACGCCGACCTCCTGCAGGAGATCGCAGCCGAGCACGGCGTCAGCGAGCACCTGGGCTCCCTCTTCCGCTGGAAGCCGGAGCTCAACGTGAAGGCCTGGAGCCAGGCCGACGCGAGCATCACCCTGCCCCTAACCGGGGCGATCACCACCAAACCTGGACGTCCGTCCTTTTCCATCGAGGAGCTCTAAACATGGCACAACTACCGCAATCCTTCAGCGCAGCAGAGCTGCCACAGTCCGACCGCAACTATGACCCCATCCCCGAGGGCTGGTATGACGTCGAGATCAAGGGCGCCGAGCTGCGCACCACCAAGGCAGGCACCGGCCAGTATATCGCCGTGCGCTATGACGTCACCGGCCCGACTCACGCCGGCCGCGTGATCTACGGGAACCTGAACGTCAGCAACCCGAACCCCAAGGCCGAGGAGATCGGTCGCCAGCAGCTGGGCGAGCTCATGCGCTCCATCGGGCTCGGGGTCGTGCAGGACACGGACCAGCTGATCGGGGGTCGCCTGTCGATCAAGGTCTCAATCCGCAAGAGCGAGCAGTACGGCGACAGCAACGACGTCAAGGGCTTCAAGGCCCTGGCCGGTGGCGCAGCCCCTGCAGTCGCCGCGCCTTCCGCACCGGCACCCCAGCCGGCCGCAGCTCCTGCCCCGGCAGCCAGCTCCGCTCCGCCCTGGGCCCAGCGGGCATGAAGATCCCGCCCCCGCAACACACCATCGCAGCGCTCGTGGACCAGCACCACGAGTCGCTGCAGGAGGGGCCTCGGCCCCACCTGGGGGCGTCTCAGCTTGGGCACCACTGTGAACGCTGGCTTTGGCTCAACTTCGTTCAAGACCCACAACAAGGCCTCGTTCAACGCCCTGGAGAAGAAGGGCGTGCAGGAGTCGAAGCCCCAGCACTGGGCCCAGATGCAGGTCTACATGCTCGGGCTGGGCATCGACCGCGCGCTTTACGTCGCGATCTGCAAGGACGACGACCGGCTTTACGCCGAGCGCGTGCGCCTCGATGCGGACGCGGCCCAGGCCCTAGTCGAGAAGGGGAAGCGCATCGCGCTGTCTGAGCGCATGCCGCCGCCCCTGTCGAAGGATCCAACCCACTGGCTGTGCAAGATGTGCGCGGGCCACGCCTTCTGCCACGGCGACGCCGAGCCCGAGCGCAACTGCCGCACCTGTGCCCACGTCGTGCCCACCGAGGGCTCGACCTGGCTCTGCAACCTGCACGGCAACCAGGAGATCCCGACCGACTTCCAGCGCGTGGGCTGTGACGAATATTGGCAGATCGAGGATTTGCACAAGGAGCACCGTTGATGCTGAGGAAATATCAAAGCTACGCCATCGAATTGCTTTACCAGTGGTTCCGGGATAACCCCTCGGGGAACCCGATCCTTGAGCTCCCGACCGGATCCGGCAAGAGCTGGATCGTCGCCCAGCTGTGCCGGGACGCGCTCGACAACTGGCCCGAGACCCGGGTGCTCATGCTCACGCACCAGAAGGAGCTCATAGAGCAAAACGCCGAGAAGCTGCGCCTGGTCTGGCCCGACGCCCCCATGGGGATCTACAGCGCCGGGCTCAAGCAGCGAGACATCGACGCGATCACCTTCGCCGGGATCCAGTCCGTGCGCGACCGTGCGCCCGACCTGGGGCACATCGACCTCGTGGTGATCGACGAGTGCCACCTGATCAACAACGCCCGCCAGGGCGGTTACAGAAAGCTCCTGGGCGCCCTGGCTGAGATCAACCCGGCCCTGCGCGTGATCGGGCTCACGGCGACGCCCTACCGCCTCGGCCAGGGCTATTTGACCGAGGGCAAGGACGCGCTCTTCGACGACATACTCCGGCCGACCACCATCGAGGGCCTGGTGCATGACGGGTTCCTGGCCCCGCTCCGGAGCAAGGCCACCGAGCTCAAGCTGGACGTCACCGGGGTGAAGAAGACCGCCGGAGAGTACAACGCCAAGGAGCTGGAGGCCCGGGTCAACACGGACCTCAACAACTATGAAGCCGTGCGGGAGATCCTCAAGATCGCCGACGCCACGGGGCGGAAGTCGGTCATCGTGTTCTGCGCCGGGGTCGAGCATGCCCACAGCGTCGCTGACATGTTCAACGAGCTCGGGCAGCGCGTGGGCACGATCGTGGGCACTACCCCGCCCGATACCCGGGCGAGGATCATCGAGCTCTTCCGCAGTGGCGAGCTGCGCTTTGTCACCAACGCCAACGTCCTGACCACGGGCTTCGACGCCCCAGGGGTCGACATCGTCGCCCTCCTGCGGCCGACCATGTCGCCTACCCTGTACGTCCAGATGGTAGGCCGCGGCATGCGCGTGGCCGAGGGCAAGGAGGACTGCCTGGTCCTGGACTTCGCCGGCAACGTGGCCAACCACGGGCCGATCACAGCCGTGGAGCCGAACAAGAAGGGCGGTGGCGGGAAGCCCACGAAGACCTGCCCCGAGTGCGATGAGATCATGGGCGCGGCGAGCAAGACCTGCCCGCACTGCGGCTATGAGTATCCCGAGAAAGAGCGCGAGGAGAAGGACCCGAACTGGGCCCTGGGTGATGAGGACATCATGGGCGCTGGCCGCAAGGAGCGGAAGCTGCGGGGCTGGGTCTGGCGCCGGCACATCAGCAAGGCCTCGGGGAAGGAGATGGTCAAGGTTAGCTATTACGGGGAGAACCTCTCCGACCAGGCGGTGACCGAGTACCTGCCCGTGCTCCACGACGGTTACGCCAGGGACAAGGCCTGGAGCCTCCTGACCCAGATCGCCGAGCGCTCGGGCGCCTACCTGGGCGCGATCCACGACCTCGACGACCTGTGCGTGGAGATGAACGGCAGCAAGCCCCCGCAGCGCATCGAGTATGTGAAGAGCGGGAAGTTCTTTGAGGTGAAGCGGAGGATCTGGGATGCGGACCTGGAAGAGCTTGCTGTCGCATCGTGACGACAAACGCTACGTCAAGATCATCGTGGACGGCTTCCCCGGCCCCGTGCGCGGCGCGCTTATGCGTGGCTGGGCCCAGGCCTGGGAGGCTGGGGAAGCCGCTGAG